ACGATACAACTGACCCACGCTCTGTTAAAAGCATGAGCACGTCAGAATGGATTGAAGCAGAACGCCAACGCCAGATCAAGAAGTACGAAGCTCAGAGAAACCGCTAACCCATTTTTTGAAAGAATAAAATGTCAAATTCAATCTTAACCATTGACATGATTACTCGTAAGGCCTTAGAAATCCTCGAGAACAATCTTGTCTTAACTCGTAACGTAAACCGTCAATATGACGACTCTTTCGCTGTAGAAGGCGCTAAAATTGGTTCTACATTGCGTATCCGCTTACCGGATCGTGCTTTAGTAACTGACGGCGCAGCTTTGCAAGTTCAATCAGATAACGAACAGTACACAACTTTGTCAGTTGCTTCACAAAAGCACATTGGCGTGAACTTCACATCTGCTGAATTGACAATGCAGTTAGACGACTTCGCAGAGCGTGTTTTGAAACCACGTATCTCTCAGTTGGCTTCTTCTATCGACGCTGACGTAGCTAACAGCTACAAAGCAATCGGTAACTCAGTTGGTACTCCTGGCACAACTCCAGCTACTTCATTAGTATTGTTGCAAGCTCAACAAAAACTAAACGAAAACGCTGCTGTTATGTCACCACGCTACGCTACTGTTAACCCAGCAGCTAACGCTGGCTTAGTTGAAGGCATGAAAGGTTTGTTCAATCCAACAGACACAATCAGCCGTCAATTCAAGAACGGTATGATGGGTATGGGCGTATTGGGCTTCGACGAAGTTAATATGTCACAGTCTATCAAGCAACATACAAACGGCGACTGGGGTACAGGCATCACTGTAACTTCAACAGTTACAACTGAAGGCGCTACTTCTATCGGTATCAACTTCACTGGTTCTAGCAAGACTTGGAACGTTGGTGACGTGTTTACTATCGCTGACGTATACGCTGTTAACCCACAAACTCGTGAATCAACTGGCTCACTACAACAGTTCACTGTAACTTCTGTAGCAACTGGTTCTTCAACAGCTACTTTGAACATCAGCCCTGCGCTTTACTCTGCTGGCCAAGCTTTGGCAACAGTAGCAGCATTGCCTATCGCTGGTAAGACAGTAACTATGTTGGGTTCTGCTAACGGCCAATACGCTCAAAACTTGGTATACCACAAAGATGCAATCACTTTCGCGACTGCTGACTTGTTGATGCCACAGGGCGTAGACATGGCGTCACGTCAAGTTCATAACGGTATTTCAATGCGTATTGTTCGCCAATACGACATTAACAATGACCGTATGCCTTGCCGTATTGACGTTCTTTATGGCTACAGCACAATCCGTCCACAGATGGCCTGCCGTATTTGGGGCTAATCTAACTGCTCCCGCGCAAGCGGGGGCTTTTTAACTTATTTGTAAAGGAAATACATCATGGCTCTACCAAATGGTGCAGGTGGTTATCAATTAGGCGACGGTAACGTCGGTGAAGCTCAGTTAAGCATTCAAGGCGCTCCAACGCTATTGTCTGCTGACGTAACAGTGACTGCTGCTCAGTTAGCTAACGGTCTATTCACAGTAGACTCTGCTGCTGACATCACAGCAACTCTACCAACAGTAACTGTTCTTGAAGCTGGTATCAGCAGTGCAGAAAAAGCTAATAGCTCATTCGACATCGCTGTAGTTAACGTTGACGCTTCTTACCAAGTGACTTTTGCAGTTGGTACAGGTTGGACAATCGTTGGCAGTGCAATCGTTCTTGAGGCTACTTCAGCTCAGTTCCGCGCTCGTAAAACAGGCGTAGGTACATGGACTTTGTATCGTATTGCTTAATGTAATACCCCCGTCCTTCGGGGCGGGGTTTTTATAAAGGAAATATCATGGCGAATAACAAACCTGTTGGTGTTGCGTACGCTGATCCTGCATTGGATAGCGCACAATTTACACTTTACACAGTTGCAACTTTGCCAACAGCGAGCACTGCCATTGCTGGTATGCGCGCAGCGGTAAGCGATTCTAATGCTGCTTCATACACAGCAGGAATCGGTGCCACTGTAGCTGGTGGCGGTTCAACAATAGTACCAGTGTTTTGCAATGGTACAAATTGGCTAATTGGCTAAACAAATAGGGGGTTAATCACCCCCTAACTACTATGACAACTATTTACTTAGAGCATCCGCAACACGGCACAAAAGTCGCTAATTCAGACTTAGAAGCAGATTTTGATGAACAAAACGGCTGGACACGCTATACTATTGACACGCCAACTCCTGTAGTTGAAGTGGTCGAAGAACAGGCTGTAGAGCCTACTGTCGAAGTTGTAAACACATTGAAGCCAAAGACACGACGCAAATCAGCATAAGGAGTAGGCCATGACCACGGCAAACGAGCAAATAAACGGCGCCTTGCGCTTATTAGGTGTGTTAGCCGAGGGTGAAACGCCATCCGCAGCCACGTCGCAAGACGCTTTGACTGCACTGAATCAGATGATAGATTCGTGGAACACTGAGCGTCTATCTGTGTTTTCAACGCAAGACCAAGTGAGAACTTGGTTACCTAATTTAATATCTAACACGCTAGGCCCTACTGGCTCGCTTGTTGGACAACGCCCTATTTTAGTGGACGACGCAACGTATTTCCGCGATCCGTCCAACAACATTTCGTTTGGTATCAAACTGATTAACCAACAGCAATACGATGGTATTGCGGTTAAAACAGTCACGTCTACATACCCACAAGTGATGTGGGTCAACATGACTTACCCTGACATTGAGGTTTACGTTTACCCAGTGCCAACCAAACCACTAGAGTTCCACTTTGTGTCGGTTGAGCCAATCACCAACGTACCTAGCTTGTCAACTGACATTACCATGCCGCCTGGCTACTTGAGAGCGTTTAAGTACAACCTAGCGCTTGAAATTGCAGCTGAGTTTGGCATCCAGCCTAACCCACAGGTGTCACGCATCGCCATGACATCTAAGCGCAACTTGAAGCGTATCAACAACCCAGACGACATCATGTCCTTGCCTTACAGCTTGGTTGCGACTCGTCAGCGTTTCAACATCTTTGCTGGTAACTACTAATGCAAACACCCATCTTAGGACAAGCTTATGAGCTTCGCAGTCCTAATGCTGCGGACAATCGCATGGTTAACCTTTACCCTGAAGCCATCCCTAACGAGGGACAGACGGCAGGGTGGTTGCAACGCGCGCCAGGATTACGCTTACTAGCCAACATTGGTCTTGGCCCTATCCGTGGCTTGTGGGACTTCCAAGCCGATGCAGGTACGGCGTTTGTCGTATCAGGCGATAGAGTCTACAAAATCAACTCTAGCTACGTAGCCACGCAAATCGGTACGATTGCAGGCACTGGGCCAGTCAGCATCGCTGACAACGGCAACCAAGTGTTCTTTGCCGCCAATGGCCCTAGCTACATCTACAACAACACAACCAACGTATTCCAACAGATTACTGACACGGATTTCCCAGGCGCAGTGACTGTGGCGTATTTGGACGGCTACTTCGTATTCAACGAGCCTAACAGCCAAAAGGTATGGGTCACAAGCCTACTAGATGGCTTGTCAGTTGATCCGCTAGACTTCGCTAGTGCAGAAGGTGCTCCTGACCAACTATCAAGCTTAATCGTGACCAACCGTGAGGTGTGGTTATTCGGTACTAACTCCATTGAGGTGTGGTATGACGCAGGTGCAGCCGACTTCCCGTTGGCTCGTATCCAAGGTGCTTCTAACGAACTTGGTTGTGCGGCGCCCTACTCAGTAGCCAAACTAGACAACGGCGTGTTCTGGCTAGGCGCAGACGCTCGTGGTAATGGTGTGGTTTACAGATCTAACGGCTATACAGGTGTAAGAGCCTCTAATCACGCTTTAGAATGGCAAATCCAAGGCTATGGCAACATTACTGATGCGATTGCTTACACGTATCAGCAAGATGGTCACTTTTTCTATGTGTTGTCATTCCCAACAGCCGGTAAGACATGGGTGTATGACGTTACGACTCAATCATGGCATGAACGTGCAGGTTGGTCTAACGGCAGTTTTACACGCCATCGTAGCAACTGCCAAATGAACTTCAATGGCGAAATCATTGTCGGCGACTATGAAAACGGCAACATTTATGCGTTTGACATGGATTACTACAGCGACAATGGTGCAGTGCAAAAGTGGTTGCGTTCATGGCGAGCGTTGCCATCAGGGTCTAATAACCTCAAGCGTACAGCCCAACACAGCTTGCAACTCAACTGCGAAACAGGCGTTGGTTTGAACCTTGGTCAAGGTAACGACCCTGAAGTAATGATGCGCTGGTCAGATGATGGCGGTCACACATGGTCTAACGAACACTGGACTAAGATGGGTAAGATTGGTGCTTATGGCTATCGTGCCTTTTGGCGTCGTCTTGGCATGACCATGAAGTTGCGTGACCGCGTGTATGAGGTGTCAGGCACGGATCCAGTCAAGATTGCCATTGTGGGCGCTGAACTGATTGTTGACGGAACTAATGCGTAATGGCTAGTCCTTTAGACATCACTCGCATCCCCGCGCCCCGCGTTGCGTTCTTAGACGACCGCACAGGGCAAATCTCACGCGAATGGTATCGTTTTCTTTATAACCTGTTCATTTTGACAGGCTCTGGCAACAACGCCGTATCGCTAGACGAAGTGCAACTTGGGCCACCAAACAATGACCAGTTTGTGTTGGACTTGCAAAAAATTGCAGATGCTCAGACTAATGACTCGCCATTGGTGTCAGATGTGGCTGAGATGGAAAAGCAAATTCAACAGCTTGAGGTTGTACCGCCCGTACAGAACAACAACTTCGTAAACACCAACTATGTAGATTTTGAGCAAAGCGCACCGTTTACCCGTCAAATCGCTAGGGCTGGATGGAACACATCTGATCAAACGCTTGACTTGGGTATGGACTACGGCGTTACTCAACAAATCGGTCAAGAAACATACGCTCGCGTTAGAAATAGCACTGGTGTGACCATTCCTAACGGTACAGCCGTTGGCTTTGTTGGCGCAGCCACAGACGCGTTGAGCGTTGCACCTTACTTAGCCGATGGCTCACAGCCGACGCTGTACATTCTAGGTATTATGACCCACGACTTGCCAGACTCTGGCGAAAAAGGCTATTGCACCACTTGGGGATTTGTACGTGATTTAGACACTAGCGCGTTTAGCGCAGGCGATGTTTTATACGTATCTTCTACGGTAGCAGGTGAGCTAACGAATGTTAAGCCTACAGCCCCCGCAAACGTTATTCCTATTGCAGCTGTGGTTGTTTCAGACGCAACCGCAGGCGTTATTTTTGTACGCCCAACTATTACACAGATGCAGTATTACGGTGTATTCAGTAAGACATCGGATCAAACACCAGCGTCCGCTAATACAGCCTACGCCTTGACGTTTGACGCCACCGACATCAGCAACGGCGTGGTGATTGGAACACCGACGTCTAGGATTGTGGTTCCTCAGTCTGGTTTGTACAATTTCAACGTTTCTGTGCAGATTACTAGTGGTAACACGTCTGCTAAAAACGTGTGGGTTTGGCTTAGAAAAAATGGCACAGATATAGCAAATTCAGCTAGACTTGTCACTATTAACATTAACAACGGGTATGTGCCTGTTTCATTTAGCGAGCCAGTATCTATGACCGCTAGTCAATATGTAGAAGTAATGTTCGCCGCAGATGACACAGCTATAACGATTGACAACGTAGCATCCACCGCTTTTGCTCCTGCAGCGCCTGCCGTAGCATTAGAAGTAACGCAAGTTCAACAGTAAGGATTTAATATGACCGTAACCGTAAGAGTGCTTATTCCAGCGAAAATCGCTGAAGCCACACAGACAACACAGTACACCGCCAATAACGTCACAACGATTATTGACAAGTTTACTGCAACCAACTACAGCGCATCCGCTGCGACCATCAGCGTGAACTTGGTCACTGTGACCGGTACAGCAGGCAACGAGAACTTAATCGTCAAGACCAAGACCTTGCAACCTAGCGAAACGTACACGTTTCCAGAGCTAGTGGGCGCAGCCTTGCGTTCTGGTGATTTCATCTCCACAATCGCTGGTACAGCCACATCCATCAACATCCGTGCTAACGGACGTGAGATTACAAGCTAATGAGCACTTACAACGACTTTTTAGTGGCTAATGACCTGACAGAGGAATTTGTCAGTGCCATATCCAATGATGCGTCGGGGTACGTTGTAACAGACGATGAAGTGTACGTTGCACCGTCAGCCATACATGGTGAAGGCGTGTTTGCTAAACAAGCGTTCAAGCAAGGCGACGCTATTTGTATGGCCCAAACAGATGGCTTGCGCACGCAAGGGGGTCGTTTTACTAACCATGCAGAACACCCTAACGCCATCATGGTCAGAATGCCTGATGGCAACTTAGTATTGATGGCGTTGCAAGACGTGGCTAAAGATGACGAAATAACGCTAGACTACAACCAAGCGTATGAAGTGTCAGACGCGGCTAATATTCGCAAAAAAGTGCTACATTTAGAGAAAATGATCCAACAACAAGAACAAATTGATTGTCCTGTGACGCATCATTTTGCTCCAAACGTCTACGCTAGAGAGATGTTTATCCCCGCAGGCACTGTTTTAACTGGTGCTGTGCATAAAACAGCGCATTTGAGTATGCTTGTAAAAGGCAAAGTTAGAGTCATAACCGATGATGAAGCAGTTGATTTAACCGCACCTGCTACTGTATTATCAGGGGTAGGCGCTAAACGTGCGATATACGCGTATGAAGATGCAATATGGACGACTATCCATGCGACAACGGAAACGGATGTTGATAAGCTAGTCGAAGAATTAACGGAATCTACTGCTGAAGAATTACTTGGTGGTAGTAAGAATGTGCAACAACTTAATTGTGTTGCAAGACAGCAAATAGGGAGTTAAACATGGCTTTCGGTATATCAGCAAGTGCAGCCGTAGTTGGCGGTGCCATATTAGGTAGCGCTTATCTAGGATCTAAAGCGGCTAAATCAGCAGCGCAAACGCAGGCGGGCGCAGCCGCGGCGGCAACAGACGCGCAACGAGATATTTTTGAACGTCAGGTTGAACTACAAGAGCCATTTAGAGAAGCAGGTTTAGCCGGCCAAAACCGACTGCTAGAGTTGTTGGGTATTGGCGGTACAAAAGGCGCGCAAGGCTATGGTAAATACGCCTCGGCTGAATTTACACCTGCTAACTTTTTAGCCAACCAAGACCCAGGCTACGCATTCAGAATGTCTGAAGGCCTTAAAGGCCTTGAGCGCAGCGCTGCTGCTAGAGGCGGTATGTTGTCAGGCGCAGCCCTAAAAGGCATTCAACGCTACAGTCAAGGTTTAGCGTCTGATGAATACCAAAACGCATTCAATCGCTATCAAACTCAACGTGCTAACACCTTGAACCCATATGCTAGTTTGGCAGGTGTAGGTCAAACGTCTGCTAATACAATGACAAACGCCGCAGGTCAGTTTGGTCAACAGATTGGCTCTAACATTATCGGCGCAGGTAACGCTGCTGCTGCGGGGCAAATTGGTCAAGCCAACGCTATTGCAAGTGGTGTTGGGCAAGGGATTAACTTCTATCAAGGCAGACAGTTTTTAAATGCGTTACGCGGTCCTGCAGGCACTGAAGGCCCAGAACTTTTAAATATGTACGGGTAAGGAATAAACATGGCTACTATTGACACTAGCATTTACGGCAACATCAAACCCGTACAAATTGAAGATCCATTAAATCGTTTTGCGCGTCAGCAAGAAGCAAGCGTAAATATGTTGAAGATGCAAGAAATGCAACAAGCGGTGCAAGATAGAAATATGCTGCGCCAAATTGACCCTAGCGACCCTGAATATCTCAACAAAGTCAGCCGTGTTAACCCTAAATTAGGCGCGGAGCTAGGAAAAAGCCGCTTAGAGTCAGATGAGAAACGCTTGAAATTAGCTGGCGACTCAACCAAAATGTATATGGATGTGTTACCAACCATATCTAACCCACAACAAATGGCCGAGCTAACAGTGGCGCAATACAACGATCCTAACTTAGGCCCTGTGCTTAAACGTATCCGTCCACTAGAGCAAGCGTTGTCCACCATTCCTACAGACCCGCAAGGGTTTGAGATGTACAAACAAAAAGTTGCTATGGGGATGAAAGATTTTTACGAAAAAGCGCAAGCTGCCGATTTGCAAAAACGTGGCCAAGATTTAACATACCGTGCAGCAACGCAACCTGTATTTAGTGAAGCATCAGGTGGTTTCTATACCCGTCCTACCGCTGGTAAAGAGTCAACTTTTATTCCTGCAGGTGGAACAGAGATGACAACAAAAGGTAAAGCTGTTGGCCAAGCTAAAGAAAACGTTACTACTTTGGCCTCAGAAATGGCAAAAGGCTATAAAGATTTGTTGGATAAAAAAGGTATTAAATCTACCGAAGCAGGCGCTGCAAGTAATTTAAGCGCAAGTTCTCAATCTAGCATGGCTGGTCAAATTCTTGGCGGCGTGTTTGGCACTGAAGAACAAGACATCCGCGACTTTATTAAATCGCAACGTCCATTGTTAGTTCAGTCAATCGTTAAAGCAACAGGTATGTCTGCACAACAGATTAACTCTAACGCTGAATTGAAAAACATTTTAGATGCTGCTACTGATCCGTCTAGGGGTTATGAAAGCAACATCCGCGCGTTGAACGGGCTAAACAATATGTTTGGTACAGGTAAGCCAATATTGCCTGGTGCAACAGGCGCCGCACCTGCACCTGCGTCAAACATCAATGTGCCAGGTGTAGGGACACAATTAAATGTACCTGGCAGCGGCGCAAATCCTGCTGCTAGACCATCCCTCGACTCAATTTTTGGATCAGGTAAAAAATGACAACTATTCAGGAGCAAATCGCGCAAGCTAAGGCCGCAGGATATGACGACGCCGCTATTACCAAGCATTTAAGCGGTTTGCCTGAATACAGTGGTAAAGTTAAAACAGCCCTAGACGCTGGGTATCAGCCTAGCGACATTCTTGGCTACCTAGCTCCCGTAACAGTTACAGCTAAACGTGAAAACATACAAGCTGAACCACCAAAACCATCTTTAGGTAAAAAGCGCAGTTGGCTAGACGTGCCTGTTGAAGCTGTTACAAACGTAGTCCCTAGCGCGGTTAACCTAGCTAGTGGTATTTACGAGGCGGTAACAAGCCCTATACAAACCGCCAAGGGAATCATAGACGTAGGCGCAGGCGCGTTGCAAAACGTATTGCCTCAAGGCGTTGTTGATTTTGTTAATAAATTTGATAGCAACCCAGAAGCTAGAAATAGAGCTATTGCAGCCGCAGACGCCGTAGGTGGTTTTTATAAAGATCGTTACGGCAGCGAAGAAGCGTTTAAGAAAACAATGGCTACAGACCCTGTAGGGTTTGCGGCTGATTTATCTACGCTCTTGTCTGGCGGTGCTACGGCGACTGCGCGTGTAGCGCCCACTGTATCGACTGCATTAGCTACAGGTGCTAGAGTAACCAATCCCATGAACGCAATCGTTCCTGTTGTTACAGCTCCTGTAAAAGCGGGTGTTAGAGGTGTGGATTACGCTCGTAAAGTTTTTAATCCTAAAGCAAACGCTTTACTTCAAAACATTGAAGATAAAGGCCCAGACATTGTTAATGCGTTAAAAACACAGCAAGAGTTTGTAACAGGAGCTAAACCTACTGCCGGTGAACTCGCCGCAACTACAGGTAGCACCTTGTACCCTGCGTTAGAAAAAGACGTTATGTCAAGAATATCGTCTAAAGCGTTGGCAAGAGAAAACGTATCTAAAGAAGCTATCAAGCAACAAATAAAAACTTTTGCTAAAGGCCCTGACGAGTTAGATCAACTTGCTGTGGCTCGTGCAAACGCAACTGACCCGCTATACACCGCTGTTAAAGAAGCTGGCGATGTTGTTGACCCACGTAGCATGGCAACAATCGCTAATTACATAGGCGATACCATCACTAAAAACCCTGGTAACACCGAATTAGTCACTGAGTTTTCAAAGATTGGCAACTTGTTAGAGGGTGCAGGCGGTAGATACCGTACAGACGCAGGTCAAGTGGCATCTATTTTAGACGGGTTAAAAGCAACGATTGCCAAGCAAGACAACAAGTTTATCAAAGGTCAATTAGTAGACGTTAAAAATAGGTTGGTAGATGCCATACCAGGCTACGCTGCTGCCGATGCTAAATTTGCAGAATTAAGTAAGCCTATTAACAAGATGCAAGTAGCGCAATATTTAGAAGGTAAGTTAATACCTGCGCTTGAAGGTAAAGCTAACTTAAAAGCTGAAGCGTTTACTGCTGCGCTAAAAGACGCGCCTAGCACAATTAAAAAGTCGACTGGCATTCCTCGGTATAAAACAATGGCAGAGTTGTTTACTCCTGACGAATTACAAGCGATTGAAGGCATCACTAAAGAACTACAGCGTAAGTCTAAGTTTGAAGAAGCTGCGGCTGCTGGCGCTAAAGAAGGTGTATCTTTGCCTGCCGCTAAGGTAGATAAAGTAAATATGCTTAACCGTGTATGGTCTGTCGCTAACTTAGTTATGGCTAAGTTACAAGGCAAGGTTACAGAAAAAATAGCCGTCGAGTTAGCCGTTGAAATGCTTGACCCAGCAATGGCCGCTAAGTCTATAGAAAAAGCTTTAGCGCATCAAGCTAGAATGGAAAAGTTAGGTTACTTCCCTAAGAAAGCTGGCGCGCTTGCTGAAGATGTATTTTCTAGTCAACCTGCAGTGGCAGCAGGGCAGCTAACAAATGCGCTATCACAGCAACAACAAAATCAACCTAAAAATGCACTTGCGAGATAGCTATGGATCAGAACTTTATAAACTGGGTGTTCGCCGGTGCTGGCGCAGCTTTTGGTTGGGTGCTTAAAGTGATTTGGGACGCAATACAAGAGCTGAAGAAGGATATGCGCCAGATTGAGCGTGATTTGCCAGAGGTCTATGTGCGCCGTGATGACTTCAAAGACGCCATCAAAGAAATTAAAGAGGACATGAAGGCAGGTTTTTCTAGCGTTGATAAAACATTAGGCCTTATCTTTAAAAAGCTAGACGACAAGGAAAATAAGTGATTCAAAAGCTAATCGCTTGGGCCAACGCCATACCTGCTGACAAGGTGTATCACTTCGCAGGCGGCGTTATCTTGTTTGCGATTGGACAACTGTTTGGTTATGGTCTAGCCCTAGCCATCATCGTAGCGGTTGTGAAAGAGATTTACGACTATTACCACCCTAACCATACGCCAGACGTTAAAGACGCCTTGGCAACGATTCTAGGCGGTTTGCTAGGTTACGGAATATGGAGCATCTAATGATTCAAGCACTCAAATCTAAAACCATTCTGTTTGCTTTATCTTTGGCCATCCTCGGTGTGCTTGAGATGAACATCAAAGTGTTTGCACAATACATGACGCCAGAGCTATTTGGCTGGTTCAGCATCCTTATCAGCGTAATCGTAGCTGTATTGCGCGTTGTGACCACGGTGCCACTTAACCAAAAATGATCCCCGCACGTCTAGTCGCCTACGCAGCCATCATTGGCGCTGTATTTTGCAGTGGGCTGTTTGCAGGATATAAGTTTGAAAACGGGCGCTTCACAGCCTTTAAAGAGCAATTAGCTGTTGAAGCAGCTAAACAAGAAGCCAAGACCGAATCGGTTGTCAAACAAAACGAACTCATCACCAAAGGAATACGAAATGAATATGAAGCTCGTATCGCTGCTTTGCGTCAGTTTTATGGCAGTGGGGTGCGCCTCAACGCCAGTGGCGGTCAAGTGCCCGCCCATGCCCTCACCGCCCCAAGAGTTGATGGCTTCGCCGCCGACGCAATACTTGCTGGACAATGCGCTGAAACCACGCAACAACTAGTCAGCTTGCAAGACTGGATTAAACAACAAGGGAATGTGCAGTGATACAGAACTTAGATAGAGCCATGCAGCACGTCTTGAAAGAAGAAGGCGGCTTTGTTAATCACCCACAAGACCCAGGCGGTATGACAAATTTAGGCGTAACAGCTAGGGTTTGGGAAGAATGGGTGGGGCATCCTGTAGACGAAAAGCAAATGAGAGCCCTCGTCGCAGCCGACGTGATACCACTATATCAGAGGAAATACTGGAATGCTACCCGCTGCTCTGACTTACCTTCTGGCCTTGATCTATGTGTGTTTGATACTGCTGTTAACTCTGGCCCCGGCAGAGCCGTTAAGTTGCTCCAAGGATGTCTTGGCGTTGCTGCTGACGGTGCTATTGGCAACAACACTCTTGCTGCTATAGCTCAGTTTAAGAACCAAGCCTTAATTGACTTGATCCATGGGTACTGTGACGTAAGGCTCGCCTTTTTGATGGGGCTACCAACGTTCTCTACGTTTGGTAAGGGTTGGACTGCTAGGGTCGAACGCTTGCGTTCTGAGGCAGTTGTTCTAAGTGGGCAATCTCTGCCCTGATTACACTCGTGGTTGCAACAAATCTTTGACGCCAACGTCTGGCGTTCTGCAACCCACCGATCAGTCCAAGCTTTTATCTTATCTTTCATTTGAACTCCATTTTGCAGGTGTATTGAGATTTAACAATCTCTAAAACGGCGTTCATGCTGAGTTGAGCATGACGCCCATGCTTATGACCCATACCGTAAGCAAACACAACGCTGACGATGAAGGCCACTGCGTACAGGGTAATGATGGCTGTCTTGCTCATTTTCTGCGCAGCACCCTAGTTTTAGGTTCATTCAAGATGAGCAAAGGCACGTCTAGGCGTTTGACGTAATTGTCTGGGTGACAGACCCACTTAGACCCCATGCGTTCAATCATCTCCTTAGAGTCTGCCAAGATCACGTCTGGCATAAAGTCCATAATGGCGCCGTAACGCCCTGCTTTAATCATTTGTTTCACGAGTTCTCTGTCGCTGTTCTTCACGTTCTCTCCTTAGTTCATTGCACTTAAAACAAATCCACTTGTATGTGAGGCCATCCGGGCTTGTAATCTGTCGCCCCGTCTGGTTGTACTTCTGTAGCTGGCAGTTGCTGCAAATTCTGTTCATGCGTTTCTTTCAATAAAGTTCTGTATGCGTCAATCGCTACTCGTAAATCGTTGCGTAAATACAACACTTCTTGAGTGCTTTCCTGAGCAAACTTTACCAAATTTGCATGGCTCCAAGTACTAAAATCGGTCATGGTTGTGTTGCATCTTTCATAATTTCTAGGCGTTCACGGGATGCTCGCACCATCGTATAGCGTTGGTGCAGGCGTTGTAGGACAGATGCACGGCGCTCGCCAGTGCGTTCATCGGTGAGCATGGCCAATATCTCATCCTCTGTCATGGTGGTTAACTGGTCATTTAGAGCGCGCCAACTTAATCTTTTCACGGATAATCCTTTCATTCAGTTGCGTCACTTTGTTGATGGCGCGTTGATGGGCGCGTACCGCTGCAGTAGCAAAGCGGGCGCGGATGGTCACTTCAGCCTTTGCGGCTTTTAGCTGGGTTCTTAGGCTCAGTAGTTTGCTCATTTAGCTTCCTTTGTAGTATTTCAATTTCTAGAACCAAATCACGGATCATCAGGGCGATGTTCGTGTCGGGCGCGTATTCGTCAATGTCATCAGCCAACTGCTTGGCTTTTTCTATCAAGTTGCTCATATCAATCTCCTAATAAATCTTCAATGTTTTTGATGCGCTTGGCCAACTCTTTCTTGAACTTCTTGTAAGCGCGTTGTTCAATCTGGTACACCGCTGTTCTGGTGATGCCTAGCGAATCCGCTACCTCTTGCTGTGTCATGCCATCGTAAGCAGCAGGCTGCGTCTTTTGTTCCTTCATTTAAGCTCCTCTAGTGCTATGTCGCTAATCGCCCGTTTATCCTTCAGGGCGCCCCAAATACGTTCATCAATGGTCTTGTTGGTCATCAACAGATACACCCAAACGTCATGCGTCTGCCCTGATCGGTGCAAGCGCCCAACAGTCTGCTCGTACAGTTCCAAGCTCCAAGGTAATGAAACGAATACCATTTTGCTACCGCCATGCTGTAAGTTCAAGCCATGCCCTGCGGACTTAGGGTGGATGAGCAGCAACTCAATCTTGCCCTCGTTCCAACGTTCGATGGCCTTGGTGTCATTGACTGTCTGAGCGTGTGGGTAACGACGCTTGAGTTCAGCGAGTTCTTCCACGTAGTTATAGACAATGATGGTGTTGGCGTGTTGGTTTTCTTCTAGCAGTTCGTCTAGCAGGTTGAACTTATGCTCGCTAAACCACACAGGCGTATTGGATACGTTGAACTTGCCAGGCGTGTCCGATGCGGTGGTCACGCTGTTATAGACCCAGCCACCTGCCATCTGCTGTAGCTTGGCAGTCACCACACCTGCGTTCACAGCCGTAATCTGCTCAGTACCGAACTCCACCACAAAGTCCTTCTTCATCTTCTCGTAAGGTGCTCGGTCATCAAAGTCACACTTCATCTCAACCACATGGCATGGTGGCAACTTGTCCTTGTATTCGCCTGCGTCTAACAGGAATGTCGCTGGTTTGATTTGTTTCATAACCGCCTCTAGTGATCCTACACGGGGCTCCCATTCGCCAAAGTCCTTATTAACAAGGACGAAGTATTGCTGCATGAACGCGCCCTTGGCACGACCTAACAGGCTCTGGTCAACAATCTTGCACTGACCAAACACATCCTCTAAGCCGTTGCTAGTAAACGAGCCCGTCAACCCCCAACGCACCTTGATCTTGTCAATCACCTTGGCTAATGCTTTGAAGCGCTGGCCTGATGGGTTCTTGAGGCGTGTCAGTTCGTCAAACACGATGCCATCAAAGTTCAAGTCTTGCGTGGCTAACCATTGGATGTTGTCGTAGTTGGTCACAACCACAGGCATATCAGACATCAAGGCGTGTAGGCGTTGAGCAGGTGTGCCAACCGCTACGGCTAATGGCATCTCAGACGCCCACTTGGGTTGCTCGACAGGCCACACGTCGGTACAGACGCGCTTGGGCGCCAACACAAGCCAACGCTTGACGATGCCACAACGCAACATATCAGACATGGCAGCAAGAGTGATGGCCGTCTTGCCTGCGCCCACAGGCGCAAGAATCATGGCGCGGTCATGCTCGTACAAGAAGTCGGCTGCCTTCTCTTGGTAATCTCTTAGTTTCAAAATGATGCTTCTCCAACTAAATCTATCGGGTTAGGCTTGGCTTTGCGTGGTAGCACAACCAATGACCAATCTTGTTGCATAAAAGCAACAGCTTCAATACGGGTGTAAAACATACGCAGGGCTTTGCCTGTTTCGTCTTTAACGAGGTAGCGCATTTTCCACCCATGTATCAATATGTTCTTTAGACCAAAGACACGCATAATTCTGTTGCAGTGACTTTAGATTGTGCGCATGAACTTGTTGCAGTGCACTCAAAGTACCATTGGGTGCTTTCAACTCTACGAACCAAGTGACACCGCCTGGCAGACAAGCGATGCGGTCAGTCACACCGCGCTGTGTAGGGCTGCGGAACTTGTAGGTGATGCCACCCAAGCGTTGCACTGCCCAGCAAAAATATTTTTCTACTTCTTTTTCTAACATAGTGTATTCTCCTGTTTGTGTAAAAGAATATACCACAGTAAAAAAGTTTTGCACAACAGTTATTTTTATGCTACAGTGGAATCTCAATCAATAAAGTAAAGGAAATTAAATGACTATTGTCACAGCACACAGTTCAGTCGTTGGCGGTTCTACCGCCAAGCGCGTGATGAACTGCCCAGGCTCAGTAGCACTCTGCGCTACCATGCCACCAAGACCTTCTAGCAAGTACGCAGACGAAGGCACACTCTTGCACAACATCATCTCTGAAGTATTAGAAACCGACAAGGCTCCGATTGAGTTCTTAGGTACTAAATACAACGACGTTGTGTTCACCAAAGAATTGTTAGAGGACAAGCTGTTCCCAGCCTTGGACTTGTTAGACGAAGTAGACCCTAAGAAAGAGATGGAATATGCAACTGAAACACGTGTTGGCTTTGGTGATTTTCTTCCTGGTGTGTTCGGTAGTACCGATCTCCTTGGTCGTATTGGGTCAAAAGCTATCGTCTTGGATTGGAAGTTTGGTTCTGGCGTAGCCGTTGAAGCTGAGGAAAACCCACAGTTGATGTTCTACGCAGCTGCGGCCATGCGTACTGATGTTGCTAAGTGGGTGTTCGACGGTGCAACTGAGATTGAGTGCATCATCGTGCAACCACCTGAAATCAAGCGTTGGACGACAACACCTGAGCGCATCAAGCAGTTTGAGCAAGAACTTAAGTTTGCTGTGCAAGAGGCGCAGAAGCCTAACGCACCGCTAGAGCATGGTGAGCACTGCCGTTGGTGTGCCGCCAAGCCTGTGTGCCCTAAGATGACAGGTGCAGTAGACCGTGCCTTGAAGTCACAGATTGAAGCGTTGGACGTGGTTCACATCGGTGGCTACCTCAAGAACGCTGACCTGCTAGAGCAGTGGATCACTGACCTACGCGCCCTAGCGCATCAAGTGTTGGAGTCTGGCAAAGAAGTGCCAGGCTGGAAGTTGGTTGCCAAGCGCGCCACACGTCAGTGGGTGGATGAAGAACAAGCAGCCATAGCACTAGCTCAGGATATGAGCCATGACGAGATGTATACTAAGAAATTACTGTCGCCTGCTCAAGCAGAAAAAATCTTGAAAAAGGCGAAAAAAGAATTACCCGCTGATCAAGTAGTAGCGATTAGCTCAGGTAGTACGTTGGCACCCGTGGATGATCCACGCCCAGCGGTGTTGCAAATCGGACAGCAGTTGACCGCTGCCCTCTCTAAACTTCAATAAGGACTTAAAATCATGTCAAATTTAGTAACTTTCGGTTCAGGTAACTTACCTTCAGTAGCATCATTAACAACAGCCTTGCGCTCCATCGAAACTGAGATTGGCCCTGCAGGGGTCGTCATCATCAAGATGGACAAGACAGGTCACTGGGTGTTCGGTGCAGACCAAACAGAAATCGAGGACGACAGCCTTTGGGCTATCAATCCGTTTTCATTCGTGCATGGCTTTATCGCATGGGGTGACGGCGAAGTTCTTGGTGAGAAAATGGTGTCTGTATCACAGCCTTTGCCTGAGCTAGACGCTGCTCCACCTAACGCTAAAAAAGGTTGGGAAGCACAAGTAGGCTTATCAATGAAGTGCATCTCTGGTGAAGATAAGGGCATGGAAGCGCGCTACACAACGACTTCGGTTGGCGGTAAGCGTTCTGTTCAAGCCTTGGCTGTGGCCATCGCTACGCAAGTAGAGAAGGATCAAACCAAGCCTGTGCCTGTCGTGCTCTTGAAGAAAGAACACTACACGCACAAGTCTTATGGTCGCATTTTCACACCTGTATTCGACATCCAAGAATGGGTGACGATGGATGTTGAAGCTGCGCCTGCAGATGCACCTAAGATTGAAGCACCTGCGGCTGAAGAAGCTGCGCCTGCCTCAACTCGTCGCCGTCGTAGTTAATCAGGAGTTAATGATGAAAAAAGCACTCTTAGTAGCTCTTTTGGCCTTTTCTTTTACAGCTTCAGCGGCTTGTCCGCCTCATGCACCTTACGGATGTAAGCAAGGCATGAACGGCAAGATGATTTGCGGTTGCGGTATTAGATAACTTATAGGGGGAAAGTGGACTACCGACATGAGTACCCCACCTACAGTAAAGTAAATTATGATTCTTTGGATTGATTTTGAAACCCGTAGCCGTTGCGACTTGTTTAGTCGTGGTGTCTACAACTACGCTCAAGACGGTAGCACCGATGTGCTCTGCATGAGCTACGCATTCAATGATGAGGATGTCCAGACATGGACGCCTGATCAACCTTTTCCTGAAGCAGTACGCAACCACAAGGGTCAAATCAGGGCGCACAACGCTGCCTTCGAGCGACTCATTTTCTGGTATGTATTGCAGATTAACTTTGAACTAGAGCAGTTCTATTGCACCGCTACGCAAGCCCGTGCCAACTGCGCGCCTGGCTCCCTTGAGGATGTCGGTCGCTTCGCTAGTGTGAACATGAAGAAAGATCACCGCGGTAGCCAACTGATTCGTCTGTTGTCTATCCCTAGAGCCGATGGCACATTCAATGACGACCCAGCCCTGATGGCTGAGATGGTTGCTTATTGCGAACAAGACGTCAGAGCCATGCGAGCCATCTCATTGGCCATGCGTGAGTTATCCAACGAGGAGTTGCTCGACTACCATGTGAACGAGCGCATCAATGACCGTGGCGTGTTGCTTGACAAGCCCTTGGCTGAGGCAGCCGTGCGCTACGCAGGGGATGAGTTGGCTGAGATTGAGGCCTTGGTTGCTGAGGTCACGCAGGGTGAGATTACATCCGTTCGCAGCCCACGCATGAGAGAATGGGTGCTTGCCCGTGTTGGCGACCAAGCCAAGAAACTGATGGAGAATTACAAAGATGGCGAGAAGAAATATTCAATCGACAAAACAGTTCGAGCTAACCTACTTATTCTTGCTGATGAAAACCCCGACGAAATACCGCCGGAAGTTGCAGATGTTATCCAATGTGCGGACGACCTATGGGCGTCTAGTGTTGCAAAATTCAAGAGATTAGCGGAGTTAGCCGATGAAGAAGATCACAGAGTTAGAGGAGCTTTTGTCTTTGCTGGCGGTAGTGCCACTGGCAGAGCTTCAAGCTATGGAGCGCAGGTACACAACTTTACACGTAAATGTGCCAAAGATCCCGACAGTGTTCGACACGCCATGGTGCGAGGACACCAAATCGTTCCTACTTACGGACGACGCGTTACGGATGTCCTTAAAGGAATGCTACGTCCCGCACTCATACCCGAACGGGGAAAATCATTAGTCGTTGCTGACTGGGCAGCGATTGAGGCTAGGGTAAACCCTTGGCTATCCAACTGCGAGGCAGGTGAGCACAAGCTAGAGTTGTTCCGTCAAGGCGAGGATGTCTACAAGGTCAACGCTTCTGCTACGTTCCATGTGCCTGTTGAGGCTGTCAATGGTGATCAACGTCAGATTGGTAAGGTGCAAGAGCTTGCTTGCGGATTCGCAGGCGGTGTCGGTGCCTTCGCTGCGATGGGTCGTGCCTATGGCATCTTGTTGCCTGAAGCTGAAGCCAAGCGCATGGTCAATGGCTGGCGTCTGGCTAACTCATGGGCTGTGCCGTACTGGCAGAACCTTGAGAGCGCCTACACCAGAGCGATGCGCAACAAAGGACATGAGTTCAGCGCAGGTCGTGTGACCTATTTGTTTGATGGTTTACACCTATGGTATGCACTTCCGAGTGGGCGCGTGTTATGCTATCCCTTCGCCAAATTAGACGCAGACGGAGTAACTTATGCCAAAGCTTCATGGAAGCCAGCAGCAGACGCCAAAGAATGGCCAAGAGCTAGATTATGGAAAGGATTGGCTTGTGAGAACATCACTCAAGCCGTGGCTAACGACCTGTTACGCTACAGTTTGCGCCATCTCGATGATGTGGTCTTACACGTCCACGATGAAATCGTCATCGAAACTAGCGACCCCGAATCAGTAACAAAACAGATGGAGCAAGTCATGTGCTCAACACCTGAGTGGGCTACGGGCATTCCGTTGAACATTGAAGTGCAGACAATGACAAGGTACGGTAAATAAAAAAATCCCCTAGCGGTTAACTAGGGGACTCAACAGAAAGGTACAACAATGATTAGCTTTACGGAATATATCACAAAATTAGCACCTGAGGGTGAAACAGCCCTAGTAGTCAAACAAAAGCCACAACTGAAGGACGGTGAGCTACAGTTCCATGCCGATGGCGCTGTCAAGTGTACATGGCCTGCTTACCTACCGACCACTAAGATGAAACAGGGTGAGTCATGGTACGGTAACACAGGCTCGTTCATCATCGACCGCTTCGAAGAAGGTCGTGTGTCTGCGTCTGCTGCCAACTGCGAGTACGTCCTTGTGATGATGCTTGATGACGTGGGCGACCCTGCCAAGACAACCCAAACGCCTGACCTGCCACCAACGTGGATTATGGAAACGTCTGAGGGTTCGTTCCAATGGGGTTACGCTTTCTCTGAGCAACCGACCAAGGGTGACTACACCGCAGCCATCAAAGCCATCGCTGAAGCAGGCTACTGCGACAAGGGCGCGACCAACGCAGTGCGTAACTTCCGTCTGCCAGGATCAGTCAATATCAAGCCTGGTCGTAATAACTTTGAGGCTCGTTTGGTTGAGTTCCACCCTGAGCGTGAGTACACCCTAGAGCAAATCTGCGAGGCTCTTGATGTCGTGCCTGCTGAAGCGGACACGACTGCTAACGCGCCGATTCGCTTGAAAGACACAGGTCAAGACTCAGTGGTTACGTGGATGAACGACAACGGTATGGTGCTGAATGCACCGAACGGTGAGGGTTGGATGGGCGTTGTCTGTCCTAACCATGCCGAGCATACCGATGGCAACCCTGAAGCGCGCTACAAGCCACTTGATCGTTCGTTCTGTTGCTTGCACTCACATTGCGTGGACTTGGACACCAACACCTTCTTGAAGTGGGTGGGTGAGAATGGTGGCCCTAAAGTGACGGCTGGTCTGCGTGATGAGTTGATGGCTGAGGTCATGGAGCAGGCTCTGTCTAAGCTAACACCAACTGAGATGTTCAACGATGACGCAGCGCAGCGTATTCTTGAGATTGAGCGTAAAGAGCTTGGCCGTGTTCAAAAGGCCGAATGGTATGAGCGCTTCGCCTATATTCAAGACGACGAGTCTTACTTTGATCTGCGTGATCGCCGTGAGATCAGTCGCTCTACATTTAACGCCCTGTATAGGCACGTGGACTGTAAATCTCTACACAGTGGGCGCCGAGTCGAAGCCTCTGTCTGTTTTGATGAGAACCGTCAAGCTATGGGCGCCAAGGCGTTGGTTGGTATCACTTACGCAGCCGGTGAGTCCATGGTCGTTGCGCGCGATGGTGATTTGTATGGCAACCGTTGGCGTGATGCGCGCCCTGAAGTCGGAGCAGATGCGCCTGTCGGCGACATTTCCATGTGGCTTGATCACTGCAAAACGTTAGTTCCGGAAGAATCCGAGTTGGAGCACCTGTTCGATATTATGGCGTTCAAAGTTCAGCACCCTGAGATCAAGATTAACCATGCTGTTTTGCACGCCGGCGACGAAGGTAGCGGGAAAGATACATTTTGGGCGCCGTTTATTTGGGCGGTCTGTGGGCCACACCTTAAAAACCGCGGGATCATGGATAACAACTCAATCAATTCTCAATGGGGCTACCAACTCGAGTCGGAGATCCTGTTGATCAACGAATTAAAAGAGCCCGACGCCGCCACGCGTCGCCAATTAGCTAACCAATTAAAACCAATCATAGCCGCGCCGCCTGAAACGTTACCGATCAATCGTAAGGGGCTGCACCCGTATCAAATGGCTAACCGCCTGTTCGTCCTAGCGTTTTCAAATGATCCCGTCCCTATTTCATTGGCCTCACAGGATCGCCGCTGGTTCGCGATCTGGTCTACTGCTACTCGAATGGATCCGTCTGTCGCTCATAAAATTTGGACTTGGTATAGATCCGGCGGTTTTCAATCTATCGCCCGTTGGTTTTATCAGCGCGACGTCCGAGCCTTTAACCCTGCCGCAGCGCCACCAATGACCGAGTTTAAGGCTAACCTGGTCGAGCACGGCATGAGCATGGCGGAAAGCTATCTAGTCGAAATGATGCGCACTCGGTCAAGCGAGTTTCAGCGCGGCGTCATTGGCTCGCCGTTTCACTCTATTTGTGATCGCTTGGCGGGATCCGCGCCGGCGGGCGTCAAGATCCCACAGGCTGCACTCTTGCACGCGTTAAAAGAAGCGGGCTGGATCGATTGCGGGCGCCTCATGTCGCGCGATTATCCTAGCAAAAAGCACGTTTTCGCAGCGCCTGAGGTGTTCGCGTCGCTTAGTAAGTCCGAGCTAAGGCGAGCCGTTGAAGAAACGCCCGCGCCCGCCCTAGTGCGCGTTAAATAGATAAAAGAAAAGCCGGCGTATAGCCGGCTCTTTTTTGGGTGCTGCGGGGTTATAAATCTAGCAAAATGACCATGACCGCCGCGAGCGCTAAGGCTGCAATTAAAACAATCATAGGGCGGCCTTTTGGTATAAAACCGGCGCAACTATACCGGCTAAGGGATCTTTTTCCGCGTGATCATACGCATAATAGTCGCGCACGCCTTGAGCGTAGCCGTCGCCATATAATGACTGGTGCGCGGCCGTAAACTTGGCGACGTCTGGCAACTCTGGCCGGCATTCATCAACGCGATAAGTTGCGCGGCCGTCGCGATAGCCTACGGCGTAGGCGTACGCATCACTATAAAATTCAGTTGTTTTCATAATTAACCCCTCATTATGGTTTTATACGGTTCGCCGTATATGTTAGTGAATAGCTCGATCCGGTGCGGGCGCCCGCCGGCGTAACCCGCCGCCCACTTGAGCACGCCGCGCTCGCTTTTTAGGTGTGAGATCAACGCGCGGTTATTCATACCCACGCTATCAAAGCCGCCCGCGTTGTTTTGTTTTGTGATTATTGCGCGCATAACGTCGCCCCCTCAATTTGAGCCGCTAGATCAAGCGCGTCAAAATGTTTTCGCTGCGCACGTTTAGCGTTGTTTTTAATGCGCTCGACATAGTGAGCCGTGAGATCAAAACCGTCGATAAATTTGTAAGCGGCTTTCAACGCTTGATCGCTTTTTTTCATGGCTGCGTCAAGATCCAGGCGCGCTACTTCGTCGCCGTATATATCAAAAATGGCGTAACGAAAACCCCGCGCGGTGCGCTCATAATTGGTATAGCTGCTATCCACTACTAAGAATAAGAGCCCGCTGCACGTTTCACGGGCGTAAGATATACGGGCGCCAAAGTAGCGCAGCGTTTCGGGCGTCGCGTAGTAATTGCGCCCGGCTAGATTTTCTTGAGCGTTAAATTTTGCATAGCTTGATTTATGGCTATAAAGGCGCTCGCCGGCGCGTTGCATAATTGCTGCTAATTCATTGTTTTCCATTTTGTAGATCCTTTACTTTAATTTATGAGGGGCGCCGCCAATGCTGCGCAGCGCCCAGGGGTAACACTTAAGCGGCTAATTGTTCGAGCGTGGTTACGTCGGTTATTAGATCCGCCGGAAATAGAGCGCCCGCGCTGCCTACTTGTTCGCGTAACGGCATAACCACGCCCGCGAAGCCGTCGATCCCGTCGAGCGTTACAATCGCGCCCTGGGCGCCGTTATGATGCACGCGAACACGTGAGCCGCCGGCGCGTAACTTACCGCCGCCCAGGATCACGCCCGCCTTTTCAAAAGATAGTAAATAATCAAGATTAAAACCCGCCGCGTCGCCGCTTGTTTTTAGCCCGTGAGTTACGCGGCGCCAATCGGGGTATTTATCATCATACGGCGCAAAATTGATCGAAACGCCGCCCGCCACGATCGCCCAGCGCTTAGAATCGTCCACGCCCGTGCACGTGATACTCACTATCGCGTCGTTTTTAGGGCGTTTAGGTAAGCGCTCGATCACGTCGCGCGGGATAATAACCGAGCCCGCGCCTTGGTTATCGTTTTGGGTTTCATTTAACACGGCCAATTTATGGCCGTCGCAGCCTACGGCGCGCGTTAAAACGTTATTCCATTCAAGATAAACGCCGTTTAAATAGTAGCGGATATCCTTTTTGCCGGCGATCAGTAGCATGGCGTCGAGCGTTGATTGTTTTACATGGATAATAGTAGTCATTTTGTAGCCCCTTATTAAAAGTCATTAAGTAATAAAAATTTCACGCGCTCAACGTCGCCCGCGCGGATAGCGTCGGTTACGTTGTCGTTTTCCAAAGCAATAGCGGGATCAATACAAGCCGCCGCGCACAATTCCATAAATAGATTCTTAGTCATGGTTAAAAACCCCCCGTTTTAAAAACATAAGTAAGCGCTAAGATCGCGCCGCCAATGGCGCCCAGGATCGCGGCGCCCAAAATATCTCTTAACGTTGTTTTATTAGTCATATAAACCCCCGTTTTAATAATCAAAACCTACAAATACAATCGTGCTGCCTTTTAGCTGCACGCCATTACCCCATACGTCGCTACAATCGGCGCATTGGTATTTTTTAACGTCGCGACAATATTCTTCGCGGATATACACTTTCACGGCGTCGGCTTTACGCTTGAAAAACTCGCCGGCTTTAATATCTTTTAATTGAATCGCTTGCATTTTTATACCCCTATAAAAAGTTGTTTTTAACTAAACTGCCCCTCTACTGTAATGAATTGTTTTACAGTTGTAAAGCAATTCATTACAAAAATATTAAAAATAGGGTTTTTACTTAGTTTTTGACATGACTAACATTTTTACCTGGGCGCCTGGGCGCAAAAATAGCGGCGCGGTAATGTTAGTCATTTTGTCGGTCATGTAGTCATTTTGTCGGTCATTACAATGGCGCTAAATGACTAACGGGGAAAGCATATAGCAAAAGGGTTTTTGCTTAATGTTAGTCATGTAGTCATTTATTTGGGGTTATTCTAGAAACTATACATTAAGTTAGTAAGCACTAACGTTCGTGTAGGCGCAGCGATTTAAAACGCATGGCTAACATGACTTACATGACCTACATTTTCGCCCCCGCTTTGTAGCCCGTGGAAAATATCTTTTCATTTTGTAGGTCATGTTAGTCATTTAAAAACTAATGACCGACATGACCTACATTTTCACGGCGCCCAGGATCACGCCAAAAGTTTAGAGCGACGCCCGCCGCCATGACTACATGACCGACATGACCTACAAAAAAACCATATTACCCGCAAAGCCTTACGGCATAAGGGCGCCCAGCTTTTATAGCCCGCAAAGCCTTACAGCATAAGGGCGCCCAGCTTTCAAGCAAAAAAGCAGTTTTCTGAAAGGCATACCCCCAGGGGCCCGGGGCATGGGCCAGTTTGGTTGTGGTGCTCTTACGAACAATTTTTTTATTTTTTGCAAAATTTTTACAAGCTTGATACACTTCACTCCATGTTCTACTCAATACCTTACGAGCCACGCAAGCTCCAAGCCACAGAGGGCAGGTTGGAGAAGATTTACGCTGCCGCAAAGCTCGGCTTGAAGGGCGACGCCCTCGCACTAGCGGCTGGGATGTTACCCACCGAATACCGACAACTCACACAATTCGATCCCATCGCCGAAATGGCTGAACTCAAAGGTCGCGCTGATGGCGAGCGTGAGATGTCCGAAGTGCTGCACGAAGCCGCACGTAATGGCGACGCTAAAGCAGCCCTTGAAATCTTGAAGCACCAGCACGGCTGGGTGGCCAAACAGCAAATCAATGTTGAGGTCGACCAACGCATCTCCATCACGCAAGCACTCGAAGATGCTCAAAAGCGCGTGATAGATGCCATCGACATCACACCTAAAGATGAACAACCCATGCTTCACGTGGAACAACAACAGAAGGCAGCCTAATGCTATACATACTTGGTATCGTCGTGTTCTTGTGGTTATTTAAGATGTTCGTAGAAGAAACCTTCGAATAATGCAAGAGCCCATCTACTCGGCAAAAGACGAACAAGAACTGATGTCCCGTCTTTGGAGCCCCGCGCTCAAAGACAACCCGCTCGCTTGGGTGATGTACACCTTCCCGTGGGGGCAAAAGGGCACGCCCTTGGAGCACTTCGCTGGGCCAAGGAAGTGGCAGAAAGAGGTCTTGACGCAACTCGCCGAGCACATCAAAGAGAACAACGGACTCGTTGACTTCAACACTTTCCGCATGGCAACTTCATCTGGTCGTGGTATTGGTAAGTCAGCCCTCGTGTCATGGATTGTTATTTGGATGCTGTCTACCCGCATCGGCTCGACAAGCATTGTGTCCGCCAACAGTGAGTCACAGCTGCGGTCTATCACCTGGGCGGAGATCACTAAGTGGTTGTCTATGGCCATCAACTCACATTGGTTTGAAGTCAGCGCCACACGAGTGATGCCAGCCAAGTGGATCACGGAACTGGTCGAGCGTGACCTCAAGATGGGCACAAGATATTGGGGTGCTGAAGGTCGACTCTGGTCGGCTGAGAATCCCGACGCTTACGCGGGTGTGCATAACTTCGCGGGTGTATTATTGGTATTTGACGAGGCGTCAGGTATTGACGACTCGATATGGTCAGTCGCCGCGGGTTTCTTCACGGAGAACACGCCAAACAGATTCTGGTTGGCATTCTCGAACCCGCGGCGCAATTCTGGGTATTTCTATGAAACCTTCCACGGTAAACGTGACTTCTGGAAAAACAAGATTGTCGACGCTCGCACGGTCGAAGGCACAGACAAGAACGTCTATCAATCCATCATTGACGAATACGGCTCGGATTCAAGCCAAGCGCACGTTGAGGTCTACGGTCAATTCCCGAACGCATCGGATGATCAGTTCATCTCAAGCTTGGTGGTTGATGAGGCCATGCAACGTGAGAAATACAAAGACTTGTCAGCCCCGATTGTGATTGGCGTAGACCCAGCCCGCTTCGGTAGTGACTCAACGGTCATTGCTATCCGCCAAGGGCGTGACATCATCGAACTTAAAAAGCACAAGGGCGACGACACGATGGAAACAGTCGGTCGTATCATTGAGGCGATTGAAGAATACAAGCCAGCACTGGTCTGCATTGACGAAGGTGGTCTAGGCGCAGGCGTGGTGGACAGGCTGAAAGAGCAACGCTACAAGGTGAGAGGCGTGAACTTTGCGAACAAAGCGAGCAACTTTATGATGTATGGAAATAAGCGAGCCGAAATGTGGGGCTTGATGCGTGAATGGTTGCGCAGTGCGGCCATACCATCCGACCGCTACCTCAAGACCGACCTGATCTCACCGCTAATGAAACCCGACAGCAAGGGTGCCATTTTCTTAGAGTCTAAAAAAGACATGAAGGCACGTGGTCTAGCGTCCCCTGACGCGGCTGATGCCATCGCTCTGACGTTTGCGTTCCCTGTGGCGAGTAGGCAATATGTTGACAAGTCACCAAGGCGTGGCTATTCTAGTATGCAATCTGTATCTAACTCATGGATGGGAAGCTAAATGGCGACCAAGAAGCATGACAAACCAATCCCGCGCACAACCACTGGTAAGGGTGCGAACTACAAACCCACCGAAAAAGGTGCGGGTACGACTGCCAAAGGAAGGGCTGAGTACAATGCAAAAAATAACGCAAATCTTAAACCACCTGCTCCGAATCCTAAGACTAAAGCCGACGCTGGAAGAAAAGCCAGCTTCTGCGCCAGAATGTCAGGAGTCGTTGCAAAAGCCAAAGGCGACGCCCCGCGCGCGAAAGCCGCGCTCAAAAGTTGGAACTGTGGAAAAAAGTAAGGAGAAGAAAGTGGCAACTAAACCAGGACTATACGCAAACATCCACGCTAAACGCGAACGCATCAAGGCCGGCTCAGGCGAGAAGATGAGAAAGCCAGGCGCAGCAGGAGCACCAACAGCTAAAGCATTTAAAGAATCAGCTAAAACAGCCAAACCTGCTAAGAAAACAAAATAATATTTTACCTTGCACTTTTCTTTTAAGAGTGGCATACTCTTAATATGAAAAGATTAGACTTAGCAGGAAAACGAAAAGGAAAACTAGTTGTGATTGGATATAGCCATTCACATACGCAACCTTCAGGTCAAAAACGCGCTGTTTGGGACGCAGTATGTGACTGCGGAAATAAAACGCAAATCTCAACTAGTAATTTTACGCATGGGAGCACGGTATCTTGCGGGTGTTACTTTAATGAAATCATAGCTTCTGGCGCAAACAAAAAATCTTTTGGTGAAGCAACTTTTAATAGCAAATATTTATCTTATAAAGCACGAGCTAAATCTCATCGAAAAAAGCTTTCTTTTACTTTAACAAAAGAACAATTTAGAGCTTTAATAACCGCCCCTTGCTATTACTGCGGTGAAGTAGGATACTCCACCTATAAAAGCAAACCAACGGCAAACGGTAATTTTCCTTCAAATGGAATTGATAGAATCGACTCAAATTTAGGATATGATATTGAGAATTGTGTGCCTGCTTGCGGTCTTTGTAACAAAATGAAACTTGATTTATCTTACGACGATTTCATAACACATTTAAAAAGGATAGTGAATTATGCCCCTAGCCAAATCATCAAGTAAAGCTGCGTTCCGTAAAAACATCAAGGCGGAAGTCAAAAGTGGCAAGCCAGTCCGTCAAGCCGTGGCCATTGCGTATTCAGTCAAGCGTGAAGCTAGTAAAGGTAAAAGCAAAAAATGATGCGTCCGTTAAGTAATTGTGTTTTAATTCGTCAAGATATTGAAAAGCTGTCATCACTATTAGTTTTACCCCAAAACAAGTTATTTAGCGGTATCATTGTGGCTGCAGGCGAAGGTAAAAAATTACCGAAAGGTGGTATTGAACCTATGAACGTCAAAGTCGGCGACCACGTGCTATTCGGTGAATATTCAGGCCAAAAGGTCACAGTGGACGGCGAAGAACTATTGATGATGCGCGAACCAGACGTGATCGGGATATTAGATGAGTGATCCAACAGGCATAAACAAGGCAGGACAAGTAGCCAATGTAGGTAGCAATCCTACAGGCCCAGACGACCACCGCGATAAACTCGCTGAGATGCGTCATCGCTACACGATGTCAGTGGCTGCTTACTCGGACAGCCGTGAAGATGAACTAGACGACCTACGCTTTATGGCGGGTTCGCCTGACAATCAGTGGCAATGGCCAGCCGATGTGCTACAGACTCGTGGCTCAGTGCAAGGTCAGACCATCAATGCGCGCCCATGCCTAACAATTAACAAACTGCCGCAACACGTTCGTATGGTAACCAACGAACAGCGTCAGAACCGCCCATCGGGCAAAGTCATTCCAGCAGACGACAACGCGGACGTGCAAGTAGCAGCCATCTATGACGGCATGGTTCGTCATATTGAGTATATGTCCGATGCCGATGTGGCGTATGACACAGCCTGCGAGAACCAAGTGACGTATGGCGAAGGCTACATCCGCATCTTGACAGAATACTGCGACGAGAACAGCTTTGACCAAGATTTACGCATTGGTCGTGTACGCAACAGCTTTTCCGTCTACATGGATCCGATGTCACAAGACCCTACAGGCGCAGACGCTGAGTTTTGCTTCATCACTGAGGACTTGACCAAAGAAGAATATGAACGTGAGTACCCTAACGCCGCGCCCATCAGTTCGATGCTCGCAAGCGGTGTGGGCGACCAATACTTGAGCCAGTGGTTAGACGAAAACACTATCCGCATCGCTGAGTATTTCTACTACACGCACAAAAAAGAAACATTGAACTTGTACCCAGGCAACAACTCATTCTTTGAGGGTTCACCTGAAGATAAAGACATGAAGCGCATGGGTGTTAAGCCTATTCGCAGCCGTGAAGTCGACCGTCGCAAGGTCATGTGGATGAAAACCAACGGCTTTGAAGTCTTGCAAGAGCAAGAGTGGGCTGGTAAGTGGATCCCTGTGGTTCGCGTGATTGGTAACGAATTTGAAGTAGAAGGTCAAATCTATATCAGCGGTCTAGTGCGTAACGCTAAAGATGCTCAAAGAATGTACAACTATTGGACGTCACAAGAGGCTGAGATGTTGGCTTTGGCGCCCAAAGCACCGTTCATTGGTTATGGTGGTCAGTTCGAAGGCTACGAAATGCAGTGGAAAACTGCCAACACGACCAACTGGCCGTACTTGGAAGTGAATCCAGACGTAACTGACGGCGCAGGTGCTGTATTGCCGTTGCCACAACGTGCAGCCCCACCGCTACCACAGACAGGCTTGATCCAAGCCAAGATGGGCGCTAGTGAGGACATCAAATCAACAACTGGCCAGTATGACGCAAGTCTTGGAGTTGGTGGTAATGAGCGTTCAGGTCGTGCTATCTTGGCTCGTGAAAAACAAGGCGACACAGGCACTTACCACTACGTAGACAACTTGGCACGTGCCATCCGTCACATCACACGTCAATTAGTGGACATGATTCCTAAGATTTACGATACAGAGCGTATTGCTCGTATTGTTGGTATTGATGGCGAAGTGGACATGGTGAAAATCAACCCAGAACAGCCAGAGCCAGTCAAAGAGATCCGCGATGTCAATACAGGCATCTTGATTGAGAAGGTTTACAACCCAGGCGTAGGTAAATACGACGTGGTTGTGACCACTGGCCCAAGCTACATGACCAAACGTCAAGAATCTATGGACGCAATGAGTCAGATCCTGCAAGGCAACCCACAGTTGTGGAGCGTTGCGGGCGATTTATTCGTTAAAAACATGGATTGGCCTGGTGCTCAAGAGTTGGCAGACCGCTTGGCTAAGACGATTGATCCAAAATTGCTTGAAAATGGCGATAAAGACCCTGCGTTGCAGGCTGCTGAACAGCAGATTCAAGCAATGGGTCAAGAAATGGAACAAATGTACGCCATGATGCAGAATTTCCAAAAATCAGTGGAAGTTCAAGACCTAGAACGTAAGAATTTTGAAGCTGAAATCAAGGCATATCAAGCTGAAACACAGCGAATTAGTGCTGTTCAAGCAGGTATGACACCTGAGCAGATTCAAGACATCGTGATGGGTACGATTGCTGCAGCTTTGGACACAGGCGACCTAGTTGGTCAAGAATTACAGCGTGAGCCTATGGAAATGCCACAGGCAGCACCTGAAATGATGCCTCAAGAGATGCCAATGGAAGGTCAAGTACCGCCAGAAGGGATGCCACAATGAGTTGCGAAAAGTTTGTAGGAATGTTGTTCTTGGCTCGTGATGTGACCCATTCAGCCCACTTGAACACCCGTAGTTACGCAAAACACAAGGCTTTGCAGAAGTTTTATGAAAACATTATTGAACGTGCAGACGCGTTTGCCGAAGCCTACCAAGGTCGTAAAGGTTTGATTGGCCCAATCAGCTTGATGTCTGCAAAAAAGACGAATAATGTGATTGAATTTTTAGAAGATCAGCTTGCTGATTTAGAAGCAATGCGTTACGATGTATGCGACAAGACAGATGCACCGTTGCAGAATTTGATTGATGAAATTATCGACCTTTACCTATCAACGTTGTATAAGTTAAAATTCTTGGCATAAGGAGCCACAATGGAACTTTTAAGACCCCTTTCAGACACCGATTACCCAGCTAGTTCCGTGGCTAGCGGTGCAGCCGCCGCTACAGTAGGTACTTGGAACACAGGCCCACAAGGCGTCATGGTTTGGTCTACCGAACCAGTGTATGTTGCAGTTGGCGAAGGCGCCGTTGCTACATCAGCAAGCACTCCAATCCCAGCGTTCACACCAATCCCTTTCTACGCACCGCAAACAGGTTCAGGCGCCCCATGGCGTGTGAGCGTATTGCAAGTGTCGACTGCTGGTACTGTGTACGCTAAACCAATCAATATTCGATGAGCTTCGGCGTTGGCCTTCGTACCAGCGTAGCCATCGGGCTAGGCGGTATTGTGTCTTTCTTCTCAGGCTATGGTCGAGATCAAGCGTATGACAACCTTGCCACCGAATCTGGCTTAAACCTTGTCCAAGAGGACGGGGCGTTTATTTTAGTCTAAGGAAAAATCATGGCTGACGTCAAAATATCAGGCTTACCCGCATCTACCACGCCACTTACTGGCGCTGAAGTATTGCCGATTGTGCAAGGCACAACTACTAAACAAGTGTCAGTTACTAACCTAACATCAGGCAAAACAGTTCCAGCTACAGGTTATACGCTAGAAGCTGCAGGCATCATCACTGAGGCCACTACATCACGCACTCTTTCAGCGGCTGATAACGGCAAAGTTATTTATTGCACCAGTGGATCAGCAACAACAATCACTTGTGCAGCAGGCTTAGGCGCAGGTTTTAGCGTCACCATCATTCAAGGCGGTGCAGGCAAAGTGACTGTGGCTGCAGGTGGTCAAACATTAGTATCTTATTCATCATTGTTTAGCACAATGGGTCAATACGCGGTTATTTCATTGATTGCACCTGTAGCTAACACCTTTGTGGCTGCTGGTAATCTAGGAGTTTAATATGGCCGTTAATTTATCGCCGTACGGTGGTGTAGGCGCACAGTTTTTAGATAACAGCGGTAATGTGCTGACTGGCGGTAAGATTTACACTTATGCAGCGGGTACGACTACCAATCAAGCTACATATACCAATGCTACAGGAGCTATTTCACACCCAAACCCAATTATTTTGGACGCATCTGGCAGAGTGCCAGGCGGTGAAATTTGGCTAACAGATGGTTTGCAATACAAATTTGTTCTTAAAGACAGCAATGATGTATTGATTGCTACATACGACAACATTATTGGTATTAACAGCAACTTTGTTAATTACGCTACCCAACAAGAAATTCAAACGGCAACCGCAGGTCAGACAGTTTTTACGTTAACAACTATTAACTATACGCCAGGCACAAATAGTCTTAGTGTGTTTGTTGATGGTGTTAATCAGTATGGCCCTGGCGCTCAATATGCGTATTTAGAAACAGATTCAACCACGATTACGTTTGTATCAGGCCTTCACGTAGGAGCTTCAGTTAAATTTACAAACGCGGTAACATTATCATCTGGGGTAACAACGGCAGATTTAGTAATTTATAACCCACCGTTTACAAATAGCGTCGCAACTACAGTAGAAACTAAACTATCTCAAACCGTTAGTGTTAAAGATTTTGGTGCTGTAGGCGATGGGGTGGCAAATGACACAACAGCAATTCAAGCTGCGATTGACGCTGTAAACGCTGCTGGCGGCGGTGTGGTTAATTTTCCAGCAGGTACATACGCTTGCGCAAATTTATGGCCAAAAGATAATGTTACGCTACAAGGCGAAGGCCCTTACGCATCGCAACTTATAAATAACTCTGCTATATATAGCGTTATATCAACTTGGCGACTTGCGCCTACAAACAACTCTGCAACTATTTCTGCGTATGTAGCAACAGCGTCAAGAACTACGGGTTTCAACGTAGATGGGTTGTTGATTAACGGTCAATATAATGTGCACCCAGACGGTGGTGATGATAACCACCAACACGGCGTGTACTTATTTAAAACCACAGAATGCAGTGTTACAAATTGTATTATTAAAGAAGTTTGGTATGTGGGCGTTGAAAGCTACTATGATTGTTTTGATAACGTTATCGCAAACAATACTTTTATAGATGTTGGCAACAAGCAAACTTTAGTAGCTCCAACAGGTTTTTATTACGGCGTTGGTATCGACAACGGCGCATTTAGATGTGTGGTGAGAAATAACTACTTTAATGATTGCGGTCATGCAGTTAATAGTATTGTAGATTTTTTTGGTGGCGAAGATTGCATAATTGAAGGAAACACTTTTGGTACGCTTGAGGGGTTATTTTTAACACACCGCAACGGGGGTACTCGGCTAATTGTTCGAAATAATACAGGCGATACGTGTGGGTCTAGCTTTATCAGTATTTCGGCGGACGCAGGGCAAGAAGCGGGTGGTGGGTATTGTGAAAACCCCACTGTTACGGGTAACTCATGTAACGATTTTAATACCTCAAACGGCGCGGCCGTTGCAGGTATTGTTGTGACAGCCAATGGACATAAAATTGTATCAAACAACCGCGTAAGACATGAAGTTACGGCGGCTGTTAGAGGATGTATTGGTATCAATATGAACGGCCCAGCACCAGGGGGATCTTCTAGCTCTGAAGTAGAAAATAACTATTTAAGCGGTGATTTTCCTAACTATCAAGCAATTCGGTTTAACGCTGAAACAGATTTTATTGAAAGAAATAACTCAATAGATGGCCAAACTACAGGCGACGGGGTGTTTGTTGCTTCAAATTGCAGTAATGGTGAAGTTTGTTTTGGTACGCAATTTATTGATGTTGTAATAGATATTGAAAATCAATCTACCACTACTAAAGTTTTTGGGCTTAGACAAAGCTATACGCCAGTTGTTACTGCGTCTGGCGGTGGGTTTGTGTTAGGTAATGGATCTGTTTCTGGCGAATCTGTTTACATATCTAAAGATTCTGTACAAATTAACGCTACAGTAAATATCGGGTCTACAACTAATTTAGGTACTGGTGTTTTACTTATATCACTACCTTTTACATCAGATGGTTCAGAACAAATAGGTAGTTTTTTGCTTACAAACGGCGCGTCACCTTTAACTGGAATTTCACGTTGTCGTAACGACGGAAGCGTGGATTTGTTTGCGCCAACGCAAGTTTCTGGTGTTTCGCCAGTAACTATTGCTAGCGGGGCTGTTATTAAAATTGCTTTAGTTTATAAACCCGCATAAAGGCGTGTATTTAATATGATTACACCTTCTTTTTCACTTACTGCTACTGAACGAGTCCTTCCTAGACTTGCGTTAGATTTCACTACCGCAAGCCTTGACCCACGAGTTACTTTTACGCGATCAGGAAATACAGCGACTGTAGTTAATAGCTCTGGGTTTATAACGGCTATAAACGCAAACTTACCACGCTTTGATTTTAATCCTGTTACGTTGGCCTGCAATGGTCTTTTGATTGAAGAATCAAGAACTAATAGTATTTTGTACTCTAATGATTTAAGCCAAGTATCTGCTTGGACAATCTCTACCGCAACATTAACACCTAATGCTGTTGTAAGTCCAGATGGAACACAAAATGCTGCAACCATCAGCGCAGCAGCGCAGAACCCCCTTGCGGCTCAATTTTATACAATCCCAGCCGATGCGGCTACATATTGCATTTCCATGTATGTTAAATATGTGTCAGGATCAAAGAATTTTCGCCTTCGTTGCGCGTTGACAAACGGAACAGCGGTAGCCACGAACATTGCGTTTAATGCTGAAACTGGTGCATTTGTTTCATCTAGCGCAGGCGCTGTTTACACCATTACAAATGCTGGAAATGGCTGGTTTAGAGTCACGCTGTTGGCAACAAATAACTCTACAAATACACGTTTAAATTTTCAGATTTACTCTGGCAACGATGCAACAGTTACAAACTCAATGGCGGTTTACGGATGTCAGAGCGAAGTTGGCGCTTTCGCTACTAGCTACATACCCACAACTACTATAGCATTAACCCGCAACCGCGATAACGTTGTGATGACAGGTACAAATTTCAGTGACTGGTTTAGTAGCGCAGCGGGCACTTTTATGGTTGGTTGGACTCAAGGCGGATACGCAACTACTAGCGCATCGTTTATTTTAGAGTGTGTAGGTGGTTTGCGTTCGCCACAACAGACTTTTGGTATTCGTTTTTATGGCCAAAACGGCAGTAACGTAGCTCTTGCTGGTGCTCCTACTGTTGGGGCTACATATAAAGTAGGCATAGGCTACACCAACGGCGCAGGTGAGCGCGTAGCTATCAATGGTGGCGCCGTATCAACAAACGGTACAAATTACACCACCGCCCCCACGTCGCTAACCCTAGGATTTTCAACTATATCTAATAACTTTGCTATGAACGGCTGGGTTCGTCAATTAAACTGGTACCAACAACAACTTACCAACGCCGAAATAAGCGCAATTAGTAAATAAGGATACGACATGAGTCTGACAAAAGCTTCTTACGCAATGATTAACGGTTCGCCAGTCAACGTTTTAGATTATGGCGCAGACCCAACAGGTGTGGCCGATAGCACTGCAGCAATTCAAGCGGCGTTAGACGCGTCAACTAGTGTTTTTATACCTGTAGGAACCTATAAAACAACAGCTTCTTTATATATTAGAACGTCAGGTCAAGTTTTAATTGGCGCAAGTTCAGGTGATATGCGCACTGTTTTAGGCGCTGGCGGAGCAGTTATCAAACCGACATCTGCGGTATCCCAGGCCATTATTATTGCTAAAGCGTTAGATTATGTTACTGGGTTTGAAATTAAGTCTTTATCTATTGATATGGATGATATGACAGACGCAGGCACTTCCATAGGCATATATCAAGATCGCTCATACCACGGCTTAATTGAAACCGTAGCCGTGTTTAACGCAGGCACAAGCAAAATAGCCCATAAAGCAGTTGCTGGAGCGTATGTAACTACATTACTTAATTGTCAATATCCTAACTTGCATTTAATTGGTACTTCTTTGATAGACGCCGTAACTACATTTACGATTGTAGGTTGCACGTTTAACCAAGTATATATGCGTTACGTTGCAACTTGCACATTCTTACAAGCAGTCATTCAAGGAACTCAAGACAAATTTGACCTTGAGTATGTTGATGGTTTAGCTATTTATGGCTCAGATATTGAAGGCACGGGCGTATATTTAAAAATAGGCGCTAACTGCTTAAACATTTTCTCAATGGGTAACTTTTTTGTTGGCTTTGGTGGCACATACAAGACAGGATCTATAGCAGGTGGCAGAAGCCAGCTATTAGACAACGGAGCTACGTTTGAAATAGACTATCAAAATTTAGTTTTAAATAGCGGAACTATTACAGCTAAATCATCAGACGCAGTAGGATATAGACAGCTTATTGAAAGCACCAACGTAACAGCACAACAAGTAGATATACATTTAAAAAATAGTTTTGGCCAACAATATACAGGTATTACACCTACTGGCGACTCTTTTATCGACAATCGCGGTAGTGGTAAAAACGTATTACAAGTATCAGGCGCAGATAAACTAGGCGTAGCAGCAAATAAAGTTGTAGTTAATACATCGGTTTCGGGGACTGCGGGTGCTTTAGTTGGCTATATTGTTATCACTATCGGTAGTACAGACTATAAAGTTCCATACTACGCGGTTGCATAACCGCTTGACGAACAGAATATTAAAGAATATATTTAGTAAATAACCGTACTGGTGCGGATCATCAGGGTTTCTAAGGAAACAAAAAATGGACGAAAGTCAAGAAGTAGTACCAGCGGAAGTACCCGCGCCGGAACTGGAAGCAACGGCTGCACCAGAATCTGAAGTAGTAGCGCCGGAAGAAACGCCAGTTGAGCAGGCCGCTAAGACCTTCACACAAGAAGAATTAGACGCTGCGATTGGCAAAAGGCTCGCAAGAGAGCAACGTAAGTGGGAAAGAGAACAGGCTGCAAAGCAAGCAGAAATGCAAGCCAAGCGCGCAGTACCAGCCGAACTCCCGCCTGTCGATTCGTTTGAATCGCCTGAAGAATATGCCGAATTATTGGCAGAACGTAAGGCAGAAGAACTACTCGCCAGACGAGAGCAAGCTAGACAGCAAGCCGAACTCCTTGAGGCATTTCACGACCGTGAAGAAGAAGCTAGGACTAAGTATGATGACTTTGAACAAGTTGCCTACAACCCTAAACTTCCAATCACAGACGCAATGGCTCAAACGATTCAAGCGTCCGAAGTTGGGCCAGATATTGCCTATTATCTAGGTAGTAACCCCAAGGAAGCTGAACGTATTTCACGCTTATCTGCACTGATGCAAGCGAAGGAAATTGGCAAGATTGAAAGCAAATTAGCTGACAATCCGCCTGTAAAGAAAACCTCGAATGCTCCGGCGCCTATTGCTCCGGTGACGGCTAGAACCTCTGGTTCGCCTGCATACGATACAACTGACCCACGCTCTGTTAAAAGCATGAGCACGTCAGAATGGATTGAAGCAGAACGCCAACGCCAGATCAAGAAGTACGAAGCTCAGAGAAATAGATAGTAATACCTGATGATTTCATGTAAGATGATTACATGGATAATTCAGAAAAAAGTGTTGTAAAGGGTACTCCGTACTCAGAAGTCGAACAGCTAAAGCGGGAACGCAATAGGGAAGCGGCTGCTAGGTATAGAGAACGTAACCGGGAACGGTATAACCAACGTATGCGCGATTGGCGAGAAAATAACAAAGAGAAATCTTTGCAACAAGCTCGTGAGTGGCGCAACCGCAAGTTAGCGAATGGTTCACCAGAAGAAGTAGCCGCTATCCGCGCTGCTGAAGCTGCAAAAACCAAACGAGCGCAAGCGGTGTGCAAGGAAGCTGTGTTTACTGCTTATGGTGGATACAAGTGTGCTTGCTGTGGTGAAACTGAACCTATGTTTTTATCGATAGACCATGTACATAACGACGGAAATGTTGAAAGAAAATCAGGCTTATACCGCGGAAGTGGATCAGCTTTCTATCAATGGTTGCGTAAAAATGATTTCCCTTCAGGGTATCAGGTGTTGTGTATGAACTGTCAAATCGGAAAACATAAAAACGGCGGTGTGTGCCCTCATCAAGACTTCCGCTAACCATTTTTTAAGGACTTACTAACCATGAGTAACTCAATCTTAACGATCGACATGATAACCCGCAAGGCTTTGGAGATCTTAGAAAACAACCTAGTATTAACTCGTAACGTAAACCGTCAATATGACGACTCTTTCGCTGTAGAAGGCGCTAAAATTGGTTCTACATTGCGTATCCGCTTACCGGATCGTGCTTTAGTAACTGACGG